GGTTGAAGCCAAATAGCATACTTAATAATTGGAGGGTTACCAAAACATGTTTGCGTTTGGGTAGCAAGATTATTGGGAAGTGTATGATGGGTTCTACATCGAATGCTCTGTCAAAGGGTGGTAGTAACTTTAAGAACTTATATAGTGACTCTGATGTGCTGAAGAGAAACAAGAATGGACAGACCAAGAGTGGGATGTATTCTTTGTTTATACCTATGGAGTGGAACATGGAGGGATTCATTGACAGGTACGGAATGCCTGTGTTTAGAAATCCTCATAAATCAGTTGAAGGTATTGATGGGGAGGATATCTATCAAGGTGCAATTGACTATTGGGAGGCAGAGGTTGAGTCGTTAAAGTCAGATGCTGACGCACTCAATGAATACTACAGGCAGTTTCCAAGAACAGAGTCTCATGCATTTAGGGATGAGAGCAAGCAGTCTATCTTTAATCTTACACGCATATACCAACAGATAGATTATAATGATAGCCTGATAATCAATCAGCATGTTACTCAAGGTAGCTTCCGTTGGAAGGATGGAATAAAAGATACCAAGGTTATATTCTACCCCGACAAGTCGGGAAGGTTTAAGGTGTCATGGACTCCAAAGGATAATTTACAGAACAGAGTAATAGAGCGTGGCGGAGGAAAGCATCCGGGCAATGAGCACATTGGTGCGTTTGGGTGTGACTCTTACGATATCTCAGGTGTTGTTGGGGGTGGAGGTTCTAACGGTGCACTGCACGGACTTACTAAGTTTAACATGGACGATGCTCCGAGTAATGAGTTTTTCTTAGAGTATGTTGCTAGACCACAAACGGCAGAGTTGTTTTTCGAAGATGTACTTATGGCGTGTGTATTTTATGGTATGCCTATACTTGTAGAGAACAACAAACCTAGGCTGCTTTACCATTTCAAAAACAGAGGCTATAGAGGGTTCTGTTTGAATAGACCCGACAAGACGTATAACAAGCTCTCTAAGACAGAGAAAGAACTCGGGGGTATACCTAACTCATCTGAAGATGTAAAGCAGGCTCACGCCTCTGCTATTGAGTCTTACATTGAAAAGTACATCGGTATAGACATGGAAGGATCGTTTAGGAACTCCGACGAAATGGGTACTATGTATTTTACTCGTACATTAGAGGATTGGGCAAAGTTTGATATTAGTAATAGAACTAAGTTTGATGCAAGTATTAGTTCAGGATTAGCTATTATGGCCTGTCAAAAGCACTTATATCAGTCCGAAAAGAAGACAAACAAAATAAGCCTTACCTTTGCAAGGTATAATAACAAGGGAGCTTTTAGTGAACTGATTCGATGAAGGAAGTTAAGATTAATATTTCATCTACAGGGTTTCCAAGCCAATTCGTGTCCGATGCTGAGAAAGACTCTGTGGAGTTTGGACTACAGATTGGTCAGGCTATTCAGTATGAATGGTTCAAGAAGGATGGAAGTCAGTGTAGATTTTATGACCAATGGAGACATCTCCATCGCTTGCGTCTTTACGCAAGAGGAGAGCAGTCTATTGCAAAGTATAAACAAGAACTAGCTGTTGATGGTGACCTATCGTACATCAACTTGGATTGGACACCTGTGCCTATCTTGCCTAAGTTTGTAGACATCGTTGTTAACGGAATGTCTGACAGACTTTTCTCTGTTAAGGCATACGCACAGGATGCGCTATCACAAGCTAAGAGAAGCAAGTATCAAGATCTTATTGAAGGTCAGATGGTTGCTAAGCCTGTGTTAGAAAAAATTCAAAAAGCTACAGGAGCTAATCCTTTTGTAACTGACCCTGAAGAGCTTCCTCAGACTGACGAGGAGTTGTCATTATACATGCAGCTTAACTATAAGCCTGCCATTGAGATTGCAGAAGAAGAAGCTATAAATACAATCTTTGAGGAAAATCATTACAATGATCTTCGTAAAAGGTTTGACTATGACCTTACCGTATGCGGTATTGCAGTAGCGAAGCATGAGTTCTTAAAAGGTAGCGGAGTAAAGGTGTCATATGTTGACCCTGCCAATGTGGTGTATAGCTACACTGAAGACCCTCACTTTAAAGATTGCTTTTATTGGGGAGAGGTAAAGACTGTTCACATTAACGAGCTTATTAAGATTGATCCAAGTCTTACTAATGAAGATCTTCAGACCATATCTAAGTATGGTCAAAGCTTCTATGACTACTTCAATCTTGCTCAATACTACGACAACGATATATTCTATAGAGACTCAGTTACTCTATTGTACTTCAACTATAAGACCACCAACGACATCGTCTACAAAAAGAAAGTTTCTGACAATGGGAACATGAAGATGATTGAAAAGGATGACTCTTTTAATCCACCATCAGATATGATGGATGAAGGAAACTTTGAAAAGGTTTCTAAAAAGATTGACGTTTGGTATGAGGGTGTTATGGTTATGGGTACAAACTACGTACTTAAGTGGGAGATGGCTAAGAACATGGTAAGACCAAAGTCTGCTAGTCAACATGCTATCCCTAACTATGTAGCTGTAGCTCCAAGAATGTACAAGGGTGTGATTGAGTCATTGGTTAGAAGGATGATTCCTTTTGCTGACTTGATTCAGATGACTCACCTAAAGCTACAGCAGGTCATTGCACGTACAGTCCCTGATGGTGTTTATATCGATGCCGATGGATTGAACGAAGTGGACTTAGGTACAGGCAACGCATACAATCCTGAAGATGCATTAAGGCTATACTTCCAAACAGGTTCTGTTATTGGTAGAAGCTTTACGCAGGATGGTGACTTCAACAATGCTCGTGTTCCTATTCAGCAGCTTACATCAAACTCAGGAGCATCTAAGACTCAGATGTTGATTGCCAACTACAATCATTATTTAGATATGATTCGTTCGGTCACAGGACTTAACGAGGCTCGTGATGGTAGCACGCCTGATCCAAATGCATTGGTAGGTGTTCAGAAGTTGGCAGCATTAAACTCTAACACCGCAACAATACACATCCTTAATGGTAGCTTGTATTTGTTTAAGACACTTGCAGAAGGTTTGTCATATCGTATATCAGACATACTAGAGTATTCTGACTTCACTGATGAGTTTGTAAACCAAATTGGAAAGTACAATGTTAGTATACTAGGAGAGATATCTGACTTGTACATTTATGACTTTGGGGTGTTTATAGAAGTTGCTCCTGATGAAGAGCAGAAAGCTCAACTAGAGCAGAACATTCAGATGGCTCTATCTAAAGGTGACATCTTCCTTGAAGATGCTATTGACATCCGAGAGATGAAAAACATCAAGCTTGCTAACCAACTGCTGAAACTTAAGCGTAAACAGAAACAAGAGCGTGAAGAGCAGCAGATGTTGCAGGGTAAAGCAATGGAGAGCGAGAGACAGATGCAGTCTCAACAGTTTGCTGCACAGGCTGCTATGCAAAAGCTGCAGGCTGAGACACAGTCTAAGATGCAGATTAAGCAGGCTGAGATTTCATTTGAGATTGAGAAGATGAAAAATGAAGCTCAGTTGAAGACGATGTTGATGGATCAAGAGTTCCAATACAACATGAAGCTTAGAGATATTTCTGAAGGCGCACTTCAAAGTAGAGAGACGCAGAGGGAAGAAGCTAAGGCTGAAAGAATTAGTCAGCAGAATACTCAGCAGAGTAAATTGATAAATCAGAGAAAGAACAACTTACCTCCTCAAAACTTTGAGTCTAATGAAGACAGTCTTGATGGGTTTGACTTCTCTGAATTTAATCCAAGATAAAGTCTAATTTATTATAATTATTTTTGTAAAAATCTAATCTATGGAAATTAAAGTACGCGCAGTGACAGGAGAAGAAAAGTCACAGCAAGAAATTGAACAAGAACTTCTTGAAAAGCATGAGCAAGAAGTTAATAATGAAACACCTGAGGTGGTGTTAGAAACACCTGTACAAGAGGAAGCTGTTGTAGAGGAGACTAAGTCAGAGCTTTCTGACGAAGACGTTCTTTCATATATAAAGAATAGATACGATAAGCAGATTGATTCTGTAGATCAACTTTTTGCAGAGCGCGAAAAGTCTGAAGATCTTCCTGAAGATGTTGCTTCGTATCTAAAGTACAAGAAGGAAACAGGTAGAGGTTTCAATGACTACGTAAAACTTAACAAGGATTACGATGAAGTTGCACCTGACCAACTCCTTCGTGAATATTTAGTTGCTACTGAAAAGGGTTTAGATGAAGAAGACATCGAGACCTTGATGGAGGCTTACGATTATGATGAAGACTTAGATGATGAGTCTACCATAAAGAAGACAAAACTAAATAAGAAAAAAGCTATTGCTAAGGCCAAAGACTTTTTTGAAACTCAAAAAGAAAAATACGGAGCACCCCTTGAGTCGAGTGGGAGTTCTCTTTCTCAAGAAGACAAAGAAAAGTTAGAGGCGTATAATCAATATATAAGCGAGTCAAACTCTTTCGAGGAGTCGTTGAAGAAGAGACAAGAAGTTTTTCTTCAGCAGACCAATAAAGTTTTTGGAAACGAGTTCAAAGGTTTTGAGTTCAAAGTTGACGAAGACAAGACGGTCACATTTTCTCCGGGAGATGCTACTGAGTTAAAGAAAGCACAGTCAGATGCAAATAACTTCCTTAAGAAGTATGTTGATGACAATGGTGTTATTCAAGACGCAGCAGGATATCATAGAGCTTTGGCTATCGCGATGAATCCCGAAAAGTTTGCTAGGTTCTTTTATGAGCAAGGCAAATCAATTCAAGCGGATAGTACGATGCGTAAGATGAAGAACACTGACATGTCTATGCGTAACGCACCTGAAGTAACGAACAAGGGAGGAATGCAAGTTAAGGCTATGAACAATGACTCAGGTCGTGGTCTTAAAATTAAGAGTCGAAAATAAAACTTAGAAAATTATGGCACTAGCCGCAAACCCCACATTTGCACTTCAACCAAGTGCACAACAGATTCCTGTGGAATCTAACTATATCAAGGATTTTAATTTCTTGAATCAATATCTTCCTGACACTTACGAGAAGGAATTTGAGAGATATGGAAACAGAACTATCTCTTCTTTTCTTCGCATGGTAGGTGCAGAGATGCCTTCTAACTCTGACCTTATTAAGTGGGCAGAGCAAGGAAGACTTCACACCAAGTACGTAAAAGTAGGTAGTGGAGCAACCCTAGGAGATGATGTTGTTACTTTTACAGTTAATGATGACTTCGGAGCTTTAGCAGGAACTACTCAGTCAGCTACAGGTGGTATCGCACTACGTGATAATCAAACCATCATGGTAGTTCAGAATAATGGTTCAGGCTCTAACAAGGCTATCGTTAGTAATGTTAATGCTACAGCAGGTACTTTTAACGCTAACTTTTATGAAGCAGGTGGTATTGTAGCTGCAGGAACAGGAGCAGCTAACGCTGATGTTACTATCTTCATTTATGGTTCTGAATTTAACAAAGGAAGCAATGGAATGAATGGTTCTCTTGAGTCTAACGATTTCATCTTTGACAACAAGCCAATTATCTTGAAAGACACTTACGAGGTAAACGGTTCTGACATGGCTCAGATCGGTTGGGTTGAAGTTACTACTGAGAACGGAGCTACAGGATACCTATGGTACTTGAAGTCTGAGCATGAAACTCGTTTAAGATTTGATGACTATATCGAAACTTCTATGGTAGAGGCTGTTCCTGCTGAAGCTACTTCTGCTGCAGGTGATTACTTGCAAGGACTTACTGCGACAGCTCCGGGTACTTCTGCTGCAGACCTTAACGGTTCAGAAGGTATCTTCTACGCAGTAAATGACAGAGGTAATGTTTATGCAGGTGGTAACCCAACTACTCTTGCTGACTTTGATACTGTTATTCAGCGTCTTGACAAGCAAGGATCTATTGAGGAGAATGTTCTTTTCATCAACCGTCAGTTCTCTTTTGACATCGACGATATGTTGGCTGCTCAAAACTCTTACGGTGCAGGTGGTACTTCATACGGACTATTTGACAACGATGAGGAGATGGCATTGAACCTAGGATTCTCAGGATTCCGTAGAGGATATGACTTCTACAAGACTGATTGGAAATACTTGAATGACCCAACATTCCGTGGAGGTTTGTCTGCAGCTGCAGGAAGTGGAGCTGTAAATGGTCTTCTTGTTCCTGCCGGTTCTACTACTGTATACGATCAAGTTCTTGGTAAAAACGCTAAGAGACCATTCTTGCATGTACGTTACCGTGCTTCTGAGACTGAGGATCGTCGTTACAAAACTTGGATCACAGGTTCTGCAGGAGGTGCTATGTACTCTGACATCGATAAGATGCAGGTGAACTACCTATCTGAAAGATGTGTATGTACCATGGGTGCAAACAACTTCGTGATCTTCAATGCGTAAGATTAACTGATATGTAAAGGGGAGGTGTGTCTTCAACGACACACTTCCTACTTTACCTTTTTAACTTTAAATTTTATCTAATGAAAAAAATTGAAAAGTACGTAGACAAGACGTACAAACTTACTAGAGGTTCAGCTCCATTATCTTATATGCTGCCTACTCGAAACAATCGTAGAATGCCTCTCTTGCATTTTGACGAAGAAACAGGAACAAATAGAGCATTAAGGTATGCTAGAAACCAAAAGTCCCCATATGAAGATGAGCAAGATGGCAACGCTATTGTAGAGCCTATTGTTTTTGAAGATGGATTTTTATATGTGGAGCGAAGCAATCAAGTCCTTCAAAAGTTTTTAAGCATTCACCCTCTTTTTGGAAAGCAGTTTGTTGAAGTAAATAAAGAAAAAGATGCGGAAGCAGAAATGGAATACTTATCTCTTGAAGCTGATGCTTTGGCAGAGGCACGTTCACTTTCTTTGGATGAGCTTGAGAATGTATGTCGTGTAGCTTTCGGTAAGAACACTGACCGCATGTCATCAGCAGAGCTTAAGAGAGATGTATTGGTGTTTGCTAAGAGAGACCCTGAAGCATTTTTAAATATCATTCAAGACCCTGACCTTAGATACAACTCTAATGTTCAGCGTTTCTTTGATGCAGGGTTACTGAGCACAAGACGAAATGAAACTGAGGTATGGTATAACACTCCTCAGAATAAAAAGAAAATGGTTGCCGTACCATTTAACCTTTCAGCAGTTGAGGCAGCAGCTTCATTCTTGAAAAGCGATGATGGTATTGAGTCATTAAAGATGTTAGAGTCCTTAATTGAGAACTAACAATTATATGTGTTAAGGTTTAAAAGAGGGGTGGAAAGCTCCTCTTTTTTTATGTCTTATATTTGCAGAGATATTTTTTTAATCACAAAATTTTTTTTACTATGTTAAAGTTTTTAAAAGTAACGGTAGGTGGAGATGATAATTTAATTCCCATTGACCAAATTCTTACAGCTAAAGTAGGAAATGCTTCACCTACTCCTTTAGGAGAAGTAATAATTTATACAAAAAATGTAGGGTTCAATGGAACTACTCTTTTAGCCGAAGCTCTAGGTTATAAGATTACGGCTACTACTGCAGCAGCAGCAGATACGACTAAAGAACTAGAGCAGCTAAATGCGCTTGTCGATCTAATTGGACAGGCTTCTGCTACCTCTTGGACAAATCCTATTTTTGATATTACAGATAAACTCCCTTATGCCGCAACTGCATTTGCAAAAGTAGAGTTAGCGTGGGATTAATTAACATATTTTTTAAATCATAAATTTTTTATCATGATAAAGTTTTTAAAATTAACAGTAGGTGGAGCGGATAATTTAATCCCTCTTGATCAGATCTTGTCAGTAGCAGTATCAGGAACAGGAAGAATTTTAATTTACACTAAGAATGTAGGCTTTAAAGCTACAGGAGCATCACAGACTTTAAATTTTCGTATTACTGCTACAGGCGTTAATGAGACAGCTCTTCTAAATTCGTTTGTTGATTTAATGGCACAAGCATATTCAACCTCTTGGAAAGAGCCTATTTTTGATATCACGAATAGACTCCCGGGCGCTGCTACAGGATTTCTGAGAGCAGATTCTCAGTATTCATAATACTCATTATTTGATTATAATATAGAGGAGCTTCGTGCTCCTCTTTTTTTGCCAAAAGCTTTGTGCTTTTTTATTCCGTATCTTTGCCTAAAACAAGGGAATGATTAACACAGTTAGAAATACTGTTCTGTCTGTGCTAAACAAGAATAACTATGGTTATCTATCGCCTGCTGACTTCAATCTATTTGCAAAGCAAGCACAGCTAGATATCTTTGAAAGTTATTTTTATCAGTACAACTATCAGATAAATAAGGAGAATGCTCGTCAATCAGGTACAGGCATTGCAGATTTGGCCAAGGGCATTGAAGAGTCTATGGACTTATTTTCTGTCACAAAGGGTCTTAACTTAGATTCTACTGCAGCAGGTCAGTATCTAATGCCATCAGAGGTTACCACAGGTAGCGACTACTATCTTGTTAACAAGGTACTTGTTTATAAGACTACGATTACTTCAGGCACAACTACAGGATTTGATGTTTTAGGAAATATTTTGCAAGACGGAGGTAAGAATTTTAATGACCTTGGTATTGTAGCAGGAGACATAGTTGCAGTAGAAACGCCAACGCAGGGCGTTCAGTACCTTACTGTTGAGGTAATATTAACTCCTTCGACTCTAAGAGTTACAGGAGCTGTACTTACTGCAGCAGGTTTTCCTTACACAATCATTACCGCTAACACACAGCAGAACGAAGCTGAGAAGGTGACGCATAGTAAAATTACTATGCTGAACAACTCTATATATACTGCACCAACCTTTGAGTATCCTGCATATACTTCTGAAGAGGTATCGATGCAGGTATTCCCTCAGACTAGTATGACGGCAGGAAGAGTGATTGCACAATACTTTAGATATCCAAAAGACCCTAATTGGACTTACGTAACACTGACAGGTGGTGAGCCTGTGTTCAACCAATCTGATCCTGACTATCAAGACTTTGAGATTCCTCTCGATGACCAAGACAACTTGATCATGAAGATTCTTCAGTATGCAGGTGTTACAATTAGAGAGCCTGAAGTGTATCAGTTTGGATTAGGAGAAGAAAATAAAGAGAATCAAAAAGAATCATAATGGCGTATATCAATCAGTTTCAGTATTACGAAAATGGGGGAGCTAATCCCGAAGACGCGAATTGGGGTTCATATCAGTACGTCTCTCTATATGATATTGTCAACAACTTCATGTTGATGTATGCAGGAAACCATAACCTTGTCAACAACGAGGAAAGGTTTAAGGT